GAGTTATTTCCAAATTTAATTTGAGATGATGTAGTTTTGTTTGGAGGAGTGAAACTAACAGAAGGCACACTTAGATAATTAGATCCACCAGAAGTCAATGATACTGAGTCTATGCCGCCTTCAGAAATAGTAACTGTACCAGTTGCTTGATTTCCTCCTTTCGGTTTGAATATTTCTACACTAGGAGTTCCTCTATAATTACCTCCATCAAACATTGGAACACGTTGAACAGACTTTACACCAGCAAATGTAGATGCAAGAGATACATATGCCACTGCATTTTGAGATGTATCTTTTTCTAATTGTATAGTTATAGTCTGACCAGTGGTAGATCCAAAGTCCTCATCAACATCCACTCCTTCTTTATCTGTTAATCCATCAGGAAGATCAATGACCTCATCTTCTGGTTCAAAGATCTCACATCTGAACTCATACATGAATAGATCATTTACTTGGTAGAAAGGAACTTTTCTCTCAATATACTTGATCTCAAACAAAGCATTATCCAAAGGTAAGTAAATCAAATCACCTTCATGTGGAGATTTGGCATTGACTCTTTCGCCCTCTGGGAATAGATTTATGAATGGTGTAATAAAATCATCATATCTTTCTTTAGATACAACCAATGTCAATTCATCTTGATCTCTAACACCGAACTTAGTTAAAACATCAGAAGGTGATCCAAAACCATCAGTGTTTACTAGATATGCCTCCAATCTAAAACTATCGTCAAACTTAGAAGCAGTGATCTCTCTGATTACTGTGTTTTGATTAACGATTTTTCTGGGTAGATATAGGATATCCTGACCGAACAGTTGTAAATGTTCGTTCACCAAGTCTTGAACTAGTCTTTGTTCACTTGGAGATCCATTTAGAAAGAAGGGTGATAAAGGCATTATCCAACAAAGTCTAGAGGTGGCATTGCATATTCTTCCATCAACTTCTCATCGAGTTTTTCTAACTCCATGACAGCATCATCATATAATTGTCTACCATTAAGTTCTAATCCGCCAGGTAATTTGACACCAGCAAACTTAATGAGGTTCTGTCCCCATTGTCTTTTTATTAAAGATGTGGTATACTGTTTAAGCCAATGATCATTATACACAGCAGTTTCACTCTGAGGATCAACGATTCTAAAGGCATCTATGATTAGAAAATGATTATCAGTAAGTTCTTTTATGTTCAAATCCATGTATAATCTACTATTTTTCTTATTGAATCTCACTTGAACGTCAGGATTTAACATATAATCAAGAGTTTCTAAGTATGATTTTACCATACCATAATTGAGTAAATCAATTGCTCCGTAGTAGTATAAATCATTAAGGAAGATCTGATACTTAAGATTGAACATACCAGCCGATATGGTTGATGAGTCCATTTTAAATACTTTGTTGACTCCTATAATGGTGTCTGGTAAAGGTAGATACTTTGCAGTTTCTGTATAGTCTGCCGAAGAAAGTCCGCCTGCTGTACTAGTAGCAGTAGTTGTAGACATAGTGCCTTTCATGGCTTCTTTTTCTGCTTCAGTGAATTGATGCTTCAAGAATACCCTATCAATTCCTTCACCATGTCTTTCATGAAACAATTGGACGGCATCGTCTATAAGATCATCAATCTGATCATCGTCAACGTTGATTTCTAGAACTGGCTTTCCGAGTTTCCTGAGAGCATATTCTTTTAAATCATCTTTACTACTAGGTTTTGCCATTCCCTTTACACATAAGTCTCCGAAGTATTTAGTTATATGAAAAAGTATTTTATTGATGAAGCAAAAACCTTTGCTATCAATACCCCTGTTGATGCGAGAGTTGAACTCATGGGTTGGGAGGAAATACCGATAGTTTATATTGATAACTTCTACAAGAACCCAAACATGGTGAGAAATTTGGCACTCAAATTACCACCCACATCAGACCCAAGAATATTAGGTGGTGTTACAGGATCAAGAGTAGCATCGTTCTTTGACTTTCAACACATCTATCCTGTCTGGGTAGAAATTGCTCAAAATGTCTTTGGTTTAAAAAAAGAAGAAGAAGAGAAGTTTGAAGCATCTATGTTCTCTACCCCATTTAGTGTCAACGTAACTCAATCAAAAGATAGACCTGACTTACCTCATATAGATCTACCAGATGTAACTTCTAGGGGATGGGCTGGTTTGATATACCTTAACAAAGATGATGAATGTAAAGGTGGCACTGGGTTTTATACATATAAAGGACATCAAGTTAATCCTAAACAAGATGGTCTATGGGATAAAGATTATGTTTGTGACAGTATAGGGCCATGGGAACTAATGCACCTAGCAGAAATGAAATTCAATAGAATGATAATGTATCCAGCAACAGTCATGCATACTCCTTATGATAAACCAGGCTTCTTTGAAGGTGATGACTATAGACTAGTTCAAGTATTTTTTCTACCAGTTATATGATTATTCTTACAGGTTATCAAGGTTTTATAGGTCAAGCATTTAAAAAGAGACTTGATCCAGAAAACCTTTACAGAATTGAACAAAGTGGTGCATTTGATTTTTTAAATCAATATGACAAATGGGATGAAGTAGAGATGATTATACATCAGGGAGCTATATCAAGTACAACAGAAACAGATGTAAATAAGATCCACAAGTATAACGTAGAGTTTTCTATTGCACTGTTTGAAAAAGCAATAGAATATTCTATCCCAGTCAAATATGCCTCATCTGCATCTGTGTATGGTAAGATTCATAGTGACTTCGGATATTTGAAAAAGACTATCAATCCACTAAACTTCTACGCACTATCAAAAGCAACTGTAGATTACTGGGTAATGGATAATATGGATAGGTTTGAACAAGTGCAGGGATTCAGATACTTTAATGTATATGGAGAAGGTGAAGAACATAAAGGAGATCAAGCAAGTCCAATCAGTAAGTTCACATTACAAGCAAAACAAAATAAGGTAATTAAAATTTTTGAAGAGTCTGAATATGCCTTTAGAGATTTTGTATGGGTAGAGGATGTAGTGGATGTCGTCCTAGATAATACGGCAGGGAGCGGCATCTATGATGTTGGGACTGGCAATCCGATCTCATTTCTTGAGATTGCAGAAATGATTGCCAAAAAAGAAGGGGCGGAGATTGAAGTAATCCCCTTCCCCAAACATCTAGAAGGTAAGTATCAAGAATATACATGTGCAGATACCTCATGGTATCAACACGATTATTCAGAAGTCAGTCATTATTTGCATACGAAATAAAAGAAGTTATAGCATACTTAGGATCTGAAATAGGCACAGTTCCTTCATGAGGCCAAAGATAGTTACAAGGAAATATACAAACATCTCCTGTCCTAGCAGGTATCTTTCTATCTTGAAGATGAAAGTAAGTTTCTCCACCTACCTCTACATCATTAAGATAACCTACAATACCAAATACTCTGTGAACATTTACTCCAGGCCCTTGATCCTGATGTTTGGAGAAAAATCCTTTTCCTTTATGATATATACGAACACAGTAATCTCTAAAAACTAAAGGATAATCTTCTGGTGGAACTGGGCATTCTTCAGCATACCTATCATAAACTTCAAAGTATGCTCTAGATAACAAGTCCGATACTCTGTCATCTGGTTTTGGATATATCTGTCTAGTATCTTTAAAATCTTTTACGACATGATTCTGTCTAACATCAGCTGGTCTCCCATACACAGCGCCATCTACATGTCTATCTTCTACTTCCCAAAACCAATCAATAATATCTTTACATTCATCTTCTGTTAATACATTATAAACTTTAATTAGGTCATCAGTCTTCATAACAAATCCCCAGGCATTATCCTATGTGAATCGGAATCGGAGTGTTCTGTACTAAACTCAAACAGTTCGGTATCCTCTATTGCAAACATACGATGCTTTAGACCAATAGGCACATGAAACTTATCTCCTCTATTCAATATTGTTATCTCTGCTTTTTCAATGTCCATCTCCCAACCATGATATAATTTTATCTTACCACTCTGGATAAAGAATACTTCGTCTTTTAATTTATGATAATGCCATGAACACTGTTTATCCTTTGCAATAAACAATAGTTTACCGCAATACTTTTCACAGTTTGCAATCCATTTTTCATATCCCCATCCCTTCGGCACATACTTGATAGGTTCTGCCGCACGAGCATTACGAGGTCTTCTACTTGGCCCTAAAGAAGTCATCAGAGTTTACACCTTTGTCATCAATAAAGTAATCTGCATGTGGTTTACCTAAGATTAGAGAATGATATTTACATCCCCAATCACTAAGTTGTTTTTCCGTAAGATCAAATAATAGAACAGATGCTTTCGTACTTGCATCTGGATCATCACCAAATCGACCCATACCTCTAGCGGTAAAGTAGGTTATATTATGACCTTCATCATACAACTTATTTATCGTAGCAATCCGATCCCACCATGGCATTGCCTTG